TTGTTTCACCACTATCCTCAATGCTCATGGTGTTCATAACACCGCTGAAGACTTCTATAGGCGATGATGTATCTGTAGTACCGAAGTAAACCTTAGCTTCACGCCTTTGATATGGCTCAGTCAAGGCAATAGAAACCAAACTGGAAGGTACACCAGATAACGTCAGAGTTATGTTTTTCGCGGATAGATCATTGACCTCTTCAAGCCCCCCAATGGAAAGCAAGTTTCCCGATCCAGTATAGGTATCGACGCCAATGGTCAGATCACCATAGCCAGTCCATAAGCGAACTGGTGCGCTATCAAAGTCAAGCTCAACCGCATAATATGGCTGAACCTCTGGCTGACTAAGCGCAGTGAGTAAGGCTGATGGTACTGTGCGGCTCATACTGCTTCTATCGCTCCAAATGTTATTCCGTAGAAACTGGCCTCATTGATACTGAAGGATTGCTCATTAGAGGCTAACCTAAAGATGCCCTTAGTATTTTCTACAGTGACTGCAGCATCGTTTGCTATACTGGTTCGCACATTAGGCCAAACGTCTACTGTAGCGCTACCTGTGCCATCCGTATCAACATCATTCAATACTTTGAACAACTGCCTGTTAACACCTGTACCAATCTGCATGTAATCACCAGCTTTAAGGTAATCAGTTTGACTTACTGGTGCGCTATCTATAGCGATTGTATCACCAGATGATACAGCCCCATCAACTAAGATCGTATCGGTGTCTCTAGCTGAACCTCTAGGTGTTACAGCATTAGGATCACCTAAGTAGAATGTCCCTAGTTGACCCTTAAGGGAAATAAGCCATGCTACCCAATCTTCAGCTAAGTCTCTACGAATACTAGGTAGAGATACATCAGCTTGCCAAGACTGCCCAGTATAGGCATGAACTTGGGTAGCGAAAGTAAAAGGGGATCTTGAGATAGCTACAGCATTAGTAGCTCTAAGTTCTATCTGAGCTATACCAATACTTGTAGGTAGACTTAAAGGGTAACTAATAGCCATTATGCAAATGCCCTTCCATATGATCCACCACGTCTCTTAGCGTCTACTACAGCAGACTTAGCGCTGTCTGCTATCTGTGGCATTAACTGCTTAATTTCAGCACGTACGGTTTGCTGTACGCCTGTGGAGACATTGATATTCTGGGTCACATTAACTACATCACCACCTGTAGACTGGCCTTTAGTGTGGTCTATGACAGTCTCTCTAGGGTGTAGCATAGCCATGTAACCACCCTTGCCATCTAAGCCACCTGATCTTGGACCTGAACCTGTGTAACCACCACCGTCATAACTCTCAAGACCAGCCCCAATAGCAGAAAGAATAGGATTAGAAGACTTACCAAGCATACCACCAAAGCCACGAACCATTTGTTGGACTACGAGTACTTGATACAAGTGTGCTATAATATCCCTAGCCATATCTTGGAAGATCCTGTCTACCTTGAATGCCATATCCTCAAAAGAGTCTTTAAGAATATCTATATCTGTGACTACAGACATAAAGGCTTGATCCATAGAACCAGCTATTGTATTTCCTATGTCTTCATACTTGTCTTTAATATCTTCTAAGGCTTGTTGCTTCTTCTCCATTGCGTCTATAGCTTTGATAGTGTTCTCTATCTCCAACATCTGTGCTGGTGTAGCTACATCTGAATATTGCTGACGAGCTTGTATAAGTTCACCTTGGAGGTCTCTTTGTTCACCAAACTTACCTAACAGTAAGGTCTCTAATTCTAACTGGTTTTTAAGTCTCTTTAAGGCATCTCCTGCAGGGTCTTTGGTTACCTTAGCCTTACCAGGTTTAAACTTAGTAGGTGTACTATACTTAAATTCTCCAGGACCACCAAAGGCATCAAGACCCACAGCAGCCTCAGCTTTAGCTTGACGTATAAGACCTAAAGCTTGAGCGAAGGGGATAGAAAGCCTTTCAGCTAATTCTGTGATCTTTTGATTAGTCTCGTCTAGCTCTTTTTGTCTAAGGGCGTTCTGATCGCTTTCATATTTAGCGTTTGCAGCCATTAGGTCAATCTCAGCTTGAGCTTGAGCATTGAGTATAGCTAGATCACCGGCAGCATTATCTGCTTTTACCTTTGCTAAATACTTCAAAAGTTTTTCGGTAGCAGCTTTTTCAGTTTCTATAGCTTGTGCTATTCTCTGTTGTTGAGCTTTAAGAAGTAACTCTTCTTGACCTTCCCTAGCTTCTTGATTCTCCTCAGCTAACTTCTTTTCATGTTGTAAAGCAAGGTTAAATATACCTTGAGCCTGTACAGCTTCTAAAAGAGTTTGCTTCTGTTTCTCAGTAAGACCGCCAATTCTTATTATAGTGTTAACAGACTTAACTAACTCAGAGGCAAGACTAGCTGCATCTGTTTCAAGAGTTGCATCTTTTATATCTCTGATTATACCTTGGAGTGTTAAATAAGCTTGCTCTGTATCCCTATACTCTTGGTCAGATTTAGAAATAAGAAGTGCTTGCTCCTTATAAATTATTGCAGCAGCTTCTGGTTCAAGACCTTTGGTCGCAGCTTGAAGTTCTTTCATTGTCTGTATAGTATTGTTTTTTGCAATCTGAGCTTTTCTCTCAAGAGACCTCTCTACGTCCTCGAACTGGTCCATGTATTCGCCCAGAAGCTCATTTGCAGCAGATCTTACATCTTGTAAACCTTTACCTTGTAAAGTCTCAGCCATTGTCATTAAAGAGTCAGAAAGCTTAAACCCTTCTATGTCACCTAAAGCAGACTCAGCGGTTTTTAAAGTGTTTAAAGATGAACTAAGTTCGTCTATAGACTTACCAAGATCTTTTGTCTGCATTATAATAGTACCAATGGCAGTACCAATGGCTAAGAACGCACCAGCTAAAGCTCCATAAGGGCCAAAAATACCAGCGAGCTGAGAACCCTGCTGACCTAAAGCCACAAGAGCAGATTGACCAGACTGGATCTGGACAAAGAAGTCACCTACCTGATAACCAGCTTGTTGTAGACCTGTATTGAAATGTCGTTTAAAAGTCTGAGCCGATCTGTAAGCTTCTACGTTAAACTTAGCAAACTGATTACCACCAGTGGCTAGACCTTGAGTAAAGTTATAGTAGTCTCTTTGAAGAAGCCTGATAGCTTGTCCAGCTTCTTGCTTACTAATTATACCTCGTATCTCTGCTTGCTGAAGCTCTACAAGCTTTCTTTTATACTCATCAGCAGCTACACGAGCGGGTGCATAAAGCTTAGTAAGCCTAGCTGTTTCTTTCTGCTGCTCTTGCAGAGCTTTAGTTCTTTTCTTTTGTTGAGCTATAAGAACTTTATCCGTAAGTATCTTTTCTTGAGACTTACGGATCTCTTCATCCATAGCTCTCTGATACTCACCAAGACTTATGCGATTTTCATTAAAGGCTTTTCTTAGTGTGTTTGACACCACCTTAAGTCTATTCTGCTCTTGAACTACTTTTACAGTCTGAGCACCTAAAGGTTTATACTGAGCTGACAATTTGGCAGAGACCTTACCAAGGCGGTCGAAACTGGCAGCAGCATCTTTCAGCTCCTTTATACCAGTAACCTCAATGTCAAACTTTATATCACTACCCATTATGTGTCCTTATGAAAACTATGTCTAGGCTCTTGATTGCTTCTACATCCCTAGCAGAGACAGAGGCGTTAGTCAGTTCTACCCAAGACTTTATCTCAGTGTAACTAAGTGGATTAGGTCCACTAAACCCGTTAGTTCTTGCAGAGCTTAATGCAGCAAAGGCAGACCATATGTGAGATACCAACGGTGGAAAAGAGGGGCCTTCTAATTCCTTTGGTGTCTGACCAGTCTGCCTTTGTACTTGCTCTAAATGTTCTCTTTGGGATATGCCATCTTTGCCGGACTTATTGAGAGAGAACTCATGTTCTGCGTACTCAAGCAGTTCGTCAATCAGGCCTTGGTAAAATCCAAGCTTTCAGAGAGTGCCTCCTCGATCTGGTTACGAAGCCAGAATACCTCAGTATATACTTCTTTAGCTTTAGCTGAGGTTAGCTTAGGTTTTTCACCGCCATAGGTGATATCCCATTCCTTAGTAACCTTGACTAATAGGTTGATAGTATCTGTCTCCAGTTCTGCAGCGGAGTACTTGTTGTTACCTTTCTTCTGCAGCTTATCAATCCTACGGTCTTGTTGCTCATGCATAGCTCCTCGATATTCCTTAGAGTGTTGAGCGTGTACCGTAACAGTCATCTCGCTACCATCATCATTAGTTAGTGGCTCAAGAGTGTTAGGGTGTTTCAAGATTACTTCAATAGTATCTGACTTAGGTTTTAAATCCATCAAGTCCATGTCGAGTTTCCTTTCGGGTAAAAAGTTGTCGGGTCGGGTAAAAGGGGTAGCTAGGGTACTTTATGCAGAACGAGTAATAACTAAGTTACTTGCATCTGCTGTATTGTAGAGTGCTACGAATGACATAGAGATAACACGGCTAGTTGGGCCATCTACACCTACATCTGCACTATTGATCTTAGCTCGTGGGAATGCGAACTTCATGGTGTTAGTACCATCACCCACAGTTACCTCAAGCTCAGTTTCAGTCTCATTCAAGAAGCGGTTGATTAAGGCTGCATCCTCAAAGTAAGCTGAGATAGTACCTTCGATCTCTGCACGACCAACTTCTAACTGTGGCGCACTGTCACTACCAATTACGAAGGTAGGTGCAAATGAGTTAGTCAGAGTGAAGTCCATACCAGTTACGATAGCTGATGTAGAGGGTGTACCATCAACATCACCGATAGCTAATGTACCTGAGTAGGCATCGAATGGGGCAGCACCTGATGCAGCATCCTGTGTCTTCTCAGTAGCACCAATGGTCATGTCCTTACCAACCATACCGTAGGTAGCTGTTACCATCTGGTTAGGGGCAAGAGAGACACCCATAGTAGAAACTGTCATACCTGTGAACAAACGAGCTTGGTCGATGTCAGCAGCGTAGTCTTCTATAGAGAAGAATTTAGGTGTTGTACCAACCTTAAGGACGTTAGTTGACCAAGTGGACAACATAGCTGATTCTAGAAATGCATCATAGTCAGCATCACGTAAGTCAGCAACAATATCACCAGCAGCTTGACGGTTACCATGACGGTCAACACGGGGCATACGATCAGATTGAATGTCAGTACCAGCTACACGATCTTTAGTTAAGTTCAAAGAGTGTGTGCTGAAGGGTAAGTTTGTGAAGTTACCAGCAGGAGTCGTGCCAAATGTGCTTTCCACAATGAACGATAGGCTGGAACGAGAACCTTGTGCGAAGGCCATAATGTATTCTCCTAATTGTTATAGCAGTACCATCCGATGCTTACCGGAACATAGTACCAAGGTGCATCTAAGAAACCTTGCTGTCTTTCAGCGTAGTCAATAGACACAGTGATTGAGTTGTAGTTTATATGAGTAGTAGCTTCAAAAGCTTCTATCAAAGTGTTGGCAAAGGCATCGGCGGTAGCAGGGCCATCACCCTCTGGACAGTATACATGAAGTCTAAAGACGCCTTCATATCTTTGCTGAGGGTTAAGCCCTCGGACTGCGGGTCTACGGGATGTGGGCATATATTGAACCTTTAGGTAGCTTGTACCTGTAGTGGGTTCAAAAGATACATTCTCATAAGCTATTTGTGTAGGTATGCTAGAGGTAGCAGCCAGCTTAACCTCAAGAGCAGCTCTTATGTCGTCGTGGATACTAGCCATTACCTTAATACACTCCTGAGACCATCAAAAACTCCGTGACGCCTCTCTACGAACTTAGCATGAGGAGCGTTGTTTACGAAGGTAGCCCCTTGCATAAGGTCTATGGAGTCTAGTTCAGAGTAAAGCTTATTTGCCATATCTTCTAAGGCAGAGTTAGGGTCGATACCTCTTTCTTTTCTACGAGAGCTTATGGCAGGTCCAGAGCTGTCGCCTCTTTGATTAAGGGTCATAGACCTAGCGTATGCACCAGTATCAACAGGAGTAACTCTCTCTAGGTAATCTATACCTTCAATAAGCTTATTAGCTAAGAGTTTCTGAGCGAATGCTGTGACCTCTTTCTTCTTCTTGGTAAGTCTGGGACTAACAGTAACTTGCATTATTCCCTCACATCACACAGGAAGCAGATCTTAGTCCCGTTAGAAAATATAGTAACAACAGAAACAATGTTAACTGTGTCACCGCTACCAATAATCTGATCTTCGTCATCGGGTTCTACTGCCAATCCTAAAGCTGGTATTACGCATTTACGGTTACTTCTACGGATCTGATCGAAGTCTGCTATGATACCTTGGTCATAGTTATAGAAGTAACCAGTAAAGCTATAATCTGTGGTAGCTGATCCTGTTACTGCACCTGTTGCAGGGTCATAAGTACCTGCTGTAGTCTTCTTACGCAGAGTAAGAGTTTCCCCGAACTCATCTACCATCTTAAGTAGATTATATCCCCTGGTAAATGCCATAGCTTACCCCTTAGTTATAATCGTAATCATCGCCACTATAACTTGGTGGGTTTCTGAATCTATCCCTGCGGAAGGAAGGTGCAATACGATCTGTATTTTGTCGAACATTGTCCACAATGGCAATGCTAATTCCCCCAGCTTTGATACCTACTACAGCACCTGATTTCTTACCTTGATGCTCTAGTGTTTCCGCTAGGCTAGTGTAGTGTTCTTGTAAGTCGCTGTAGTCAGCACTGAGTGCGCCTGAGAGGTTCTGAGTAACTCTACGAGAGTATTGTGCAGCTATTGTTCTAGCAGCCCATGCAGCAGCATAGTAGACATTATCATTAGTCTGATTGAGAGCGAAGGTAATCTCTTCATTCTGGACTTGTTGGTCGTTAGTGTCAGTGTCACCTACAAGCAAGCGAACAGAGTTTATTCTCTCTGCTGCACTAGCTGTACCTAAGTTCGTTGCATCATACGACCAAGCCATAATTAATCAGTCTCCATGTGACCATAATTTCTACGCCAGCTACGAATAAGCCCACGCTGTTTATCGGGTACTTTAGACTTCTTACACTTCTTTCTGTCGAACTCAGTGGTAGACTTAGTCTTAGTTTTTACCTTAGCATTAATAGTGTCTACAAGACCGTGTAGTCCCTCTGTATCAAGGTCTTCTAAGCCATCACCAACCTTACGTTTAATCTCAAAGTCAGAATTGTGATGAATGAAACCTTGTTTATATAGGATCAGTGCCTTCTCTTCAGTTACACCGATTTCTTTCCACTTAAACTCCTCACCCTTCTTTAGCTGTCTACCCCAAGATTGAAATGGGTACTTAACAAATACAGGGCGGTCTATTTGAAATGGCATATTCTCTTGTCGGATCATTGTACTACCTTTCGTCGGGAAGGATGGCAGGGGCCACTACAGCCCCTACCGATAGAAATTAAGCTACAGCAGCAGCGAAGAGGTAACCCAAGGCAGCGCCTACGACTTTCATATCGTAAGACATTTTAACTTGGATCATCTCAGCGATTTGCTGACGCTTCAGAGCATCATCTGAGAATGACTCAACAGTGATACCCAAGTTGTTCACACCTTCTAGGTTATTCCAAGCGAAGGTCAAACCAGCGGCTGGTGACATAAGACCAGCATTGTTTGGTGTGTGGGCCAACAGAGCATTTTTACCACCGATGAACGC